AGGTATAAATTAGGCAAATGAAAAGCGACAAAAATAAGACAACTAAGGCAGAAAAGAAGCAACCTGTTGGAAGACCCAAAAAGGACATTGATTTAGATATTCTTGGAAACCTCGCTTCTATTGGATGTACCCAAGAAGAAATCGGTGGGGTTATGGGAATATCAGCTAGAACACTACAAAGAAATTATGCCGAAATAATAGAGGTAAATAAAAACAAGGGAAAAGCATCTTTGAGAAAGAAAATGTGGGAGAACGCAATCAAAAGAGGTAATCCGAATATGCAAATCTTTTTAAGTAAGAATGTTTTAGGAATGAAAGATAGAGTTGAAACACAAACAACTGTTGAACCTTTACCATTAATTATAGAAGCAGATACGACAGATGGCTAAAAAAAAAGGATTATATGGAGTCAGTAATTATGTCAAAAACAATCCAAGAAAAAGACCTAAAAGGCACACAAAAAGTCTTAATAAAAACAAACCGAATAGGTCTAAATATCGTGGTCAAGGTCGGTAGTATAATGTTGATATTATGCTTAACCTCTTGTAGTAAAGATTTAAGTTTTGACCCAGCTACAACAGTTGGTAATCAAGTAATCAAAGTAATGATGAGAAGCAATAATGGTAAGTGACGAAGAAGCTAAAAAGTTTAATAAGACTCTTGAACAGCTTAAAAAAGAAGCTGACGAAGAAAAAGAATATAATGGTGGTAAAGCTTACAAAGAGTTTCTAAAATTTTTCTATAAGGCCAAGCAAGATGAAAAGAAGTAATTTCTATCCTAATGGAGAGATAATAGATTATTCTCTACCTCAATCATTTAGAAAAAGTTTAACTAAAGAAGCTTGTGGGAGTTGCGGGCTTTTTAGCAATCGTAGGTCATTCTGCGGTAGATGGGGCAGTAAAGGTGTGAAAGATAATTATGTCTGTGATGAATGGCGACAAAGATTCTTTAAGCGATAATGAAACCTATTATTATTACTTTGTTGTACCTAACATTTGGTGGAGAAGTTAAGTTAGAACGATTTGAGATTAACGATACTTGTAGTGCTTGGTTTAACGCAAATGTAGTTGTCAAAGAGAACAAGAAAAGAACATTATTTAGTAATCACGTTTATCACGAATATAAGGGTAAGAAAGTTATTGGTTATATTTGTGCTGGAGAAGAACCACAATGAACTATCGACCTTTACCTGAATCCTTAACAATCAAAGCTAGTGGCATAGAGGGGTTAGGGTTATTTGCTACAAAGCATATTCCAGCAAACACTCAATTAGGTGTTAGTCATATAATAATTAGTGATGAGATTATTAGACTTCCGTTAGGTGGATTCATCAATCATAAAGATAATCCTAATTGTGTGAGAATAGATGTTGCTAATAAGTCTTATCTACATACCTTAAAAGACATTAAGCAAGACGAAGAACTTACATTAAAATATGTAATGTATCGTATTTAAAAACCCCTCACTAAATAAATAGAAAGGGGTCATTTTAAAATCAGTTGTAATATTCTAGTTAGAACCTACTACAAGTTTTAATGTATATTTGGGGGCTTGAAGTCCAATGCGAAAAACGTAAATAAACGTCTTTAAAAATTTCCGCCAAGCTTTATGGTCATAATATATCCTATGTTCATACTATATATCTTAACCGCCTTTATTTATTTTTAAACCAAATTAAAACTTATTTAATCCTAAAAGCTTTTGTGATATTACCTACTTATGGCAAAGTACAAAGGAAGAACAGTTAGACTCAATAAACCTAGTAGAGGTGATGTAAAGAAGTTCAAAGTATTTGTTAAGAATAGAAGAACAGGTAGAGTACAAAAAGTGAACTTTGGTAGCAAAACAATGTCTATCAAGAAGAACATACCAGCTAGACAAAAGAGTTTCTTTGCTAGATTTAGACCCATTTTAGCTAAGGTAAAAGGTCAGAAGAATCTAAGCCCAGCTTATTGGGCGATTCAAAGTTGGAAAAAAGGATTTAAGATATGAAAAAGATTAAGAAGTTTTTTAAGAAAATATATAATTGGATATTAAAAGGTTATGGCGCTTAAAATAGGAGAAGATCAACAAGTACAAATGCCAATGAAAACAGTTGCTAGTTTAATAAGCATCTGTGTAATTGGTGCGTGGTTTGCATTTTCTGTGATTGAAAGATTAAATGTATTAGAAACTAAAAGTCAGTTAGTAGAGAAAGATTTAGAATCTGCAAATGAATTTATTATAGGTGTACCAAAAGGTAAAATGGTATCTCCACAAATACAAGAATTATTTATGCTTGTAGAGGAATTATATAAGACAGTAGAGAAGTTAGAAAAGAACCAAGAAATGAATATGACAAATAAAGTTAATATTGAATTTCTCTCAAAACAGTTAGAGAAAACACTAACTGATGTTGAGAAGCTTAAAGACAAAGTTAGAAAGAATGGTAATGGGCATTAATGAGTAGATTAAATAGAAAATTAATAGAGTATTTAAAGTGGTATTCTAAAAAGGTTAAGCAATTAAACTTTACTAAATTCTTAAAAGAAGAAGTTGAGATAGGTGCTAATGGCACACAAAGATATAAAATTAAAGAGGGTAAAAATAGAGGTAAAGTATTATGATTGAAACAGTTGTAGCATTATTGATGTTTGTTAATGGTGAGATTAAAGAGCATAGAATACAAGAGTCTATGTCTGTTTGTTTAAAGCATAAGCGAGAAGCCACAAGACAAGTTAAAGCTAATATAGATTATAAATGTCTTAAATCTAAAGTAGAACTTGAAACTAATATTGATGGTTCTAAATCAATTAAGAAAATAATCTTAGACTAAAGGAATTATGGGTAGGATAAATGATAGATTGGGTGTTAAAAAAACTAGAGGTTACACTATCCAAAATATCTTTGTGGATATGGAAAAAGAGAGTCAAAGGAAGATATTATAAAAGGAAATGAACTATGTATGCTTTAGTATTAAAAATCTGTTCTGCTGTTGCACTATCTTGTTCAAACCCAATAGAAATTAATAGTTTTAATAATCATTATGATTGTGCTATCAAAGGTTATGAAATCAGCAAAGAGATACTACAAGATATAGGTAGAATAGAGGTAGAAAAAGACAAAATTGTTATAAATTTTGGTTGCTATGAAAATCAAGCTAACGAAACCTCAATACGAAGTTAGTTCGTGTAATAAAAGATTTAGAGTCTTAATATCAGGTAGAAGATTCGGTAAAACATATCTTTGTATTACTGAGATGATGAAATACGCATCTAAGCCAAATCAGAAAATATGGTATGTAGCACCAACATTTAAGATGGCTAAAGAGATAGCTTGGTCGAATCTAAAAGAAATGCTTAATCAATTTAATTGGATTGACGATATTAACGAAACAACAATGTCTATTAGGATAAGAAAAACTAATAGTGTTATCTCATTAAAAGGTGCTGATAATTATGATGCACTTAGAGGTACAGGATTAAACTTTTTAATATTAGATGAGTTCGCAGATATAGATAAAAGAACTTGGTTTGAAGTTTTAAGGGCTTCTGTTGCTGATACACTTGGAGATGTTTTAATGTGTGGAACTCCTAAAGGTTATGGTAATTGGAGTTATGAGATGTATCTTAAAGGTAAGCAAGACGACCATTGGGGAAGTTATCAATATACTACTGTTCAAGGTGGTATGGTTTCTAAAGAAGAAATAGAACAAGCTAAACAAGACATAGATATTAGAACATTTAGACAAGAGTTTGAGGGTACATTTGAGAATTATGCTGGTAGTGTTTATTATAACTTCCACCCTGTTGATTCAGTAATAGATCGTAAAATAGATTGGGAAAAACCTTTACATATTGGAATGGACTTTAACGTAGACCCAATGTCAGCTTGTGTAACACAAATAGAAAAAGATAAGATATATGCAGTAGATGAAATCATTATTTATTCAAGTAATACTGATGAAATGTGCCAAGAGATAAGAGATAGATATGGTTCTAAAGCACAAATCTTTATATATCCTGACCCAGCTTCAAGACAAAGAAAGACATCTGCTGGTGGTAGAACTGACTTATCCATATTACAAAATGCTGGTTTTAAAGTTAAGGTAAAACATAAACACCCATCAATACGAGATAGAGTAAATGCTGTTAATGCAAAGTTAAAAGATTCTAAAGGTGTTAGACATATTTTTGTTTCAAAATCTTGTAAAACAATGATAAAAGGTTTACAAAGACAGATATACAAGGAAAACACAAATATTCCTGATAAGGAACAAGGTTTTGACCATATGAATGATGCACTAGGTTATTTAATTGATTATATAAAACCCCTTACAAGTAATATGCAATTTTCAAAACCTACGAGATGGGCAATTAAATAATGAGTTACACAAGAGATCAAGCAATCGCAGTACACAAAGACTATCAAGAAACAGTTAATAATTGGGAGTATTATATTAGGTCTTATAATGGTGGTTACGATTATATGGTTGGTCAATACTTAAATAGATATAATTTAGAATTAGATAACGAGTTTAATCAAAGACTAGCTAATACACCTTGTGATAATCATTGTAAGAATGTGATTCAAATTTATTCATCATTTTTATTTAGAGTAAAACCATCAAGAAACTTTGGTTCTTTAGCAGATGAACAAAGCTTAGAATTTTTTTTAAAAGACGCAGACTTAGAGGGTAACAGTTTAAGTAATGTAGTTAAATCAGCACAGAATTACGCATCAATCTATGGCCATTGTTTTATGATTTTAGATAAACCTAATATTCAAACAAGCACTAGAGCAGAAGAATTACAACAAGACATAAGACCTTATGTTTCAATCGTAACACCTGAGAATGTTTTAGATTGGAATTTTGAAAGACAACCTAACGGAAAGTATGAACTTAACTACTTAAAGATAAGAGAAGAAGTAGATAGAGATGGTGGAACATATATGAGAATTTGGTATCCTGATAAAATTGATACTTTGTATATGCCTGATAGAGAAGAACCACGAATAATAGATACTGTCGATAATCAGATTGGCAAAATACCAGCAGTTATTTTATACAATTCCAAAAGTCACAAAAGGGGAATTGGTCAATCTGACCTTACAGATATAGCTGACTTACAAAAATCTATTTACAATGAGTATTCAGAAATGGAACAATTAATCAGATTAACAAACCACCCATCATTAGTTAAGACTCCAAGTGTTAATGCAAGTGCTGGTGCTGGTGCAGTTATAGAAATGCCTGATGAATTAGAACCAAATCTAAAACCTTATTTACTACAACCATCAGGGTCTAGCTTAACTTCAATAATGGACTCAATAGAAAACAAAGTTAGTTCAATAAATAGAATTGCACATATCGGTGCAGTAAGAACTACTAAATCAGGTATCTCTAGTGGTGTAGCATTACAAACAGAATTTGAATTATTAAATGCTAGACTATCTGAGAAAGCTGATAATTTAGAAATAGCAGAAGAACAACTATTTAGATTATATAGTATGTTTCAAGATACACCATTTGACGGAGAGATTAATTACCCTGACTCATTTAACATTAGAGATTATGCAACTGATTTATTATTCTACCAACAAGCTAAATCAATCAATGTTCAATCTCCAACATTAAACAAAGAGATAGACAAAGAAATAGCTAGAGCAGTAGTTGATGATGATGAGAAGTTAAATAATATCTTTGATGAGATAGATTCTAATAGTCAAGTAGGTGAGTTCACACAAGACGAACCAGCACAAGAAGATCAAGAAGTAGAGCAAGAAGAAATTTAGATGAATGGCAGATATAGTACAAGAAGCAACGGAGTATCGTATCAAGCAAATAGAACTTGCAGAAGCTA